GGTGCCCCAAAGTTGCGATCAAAACGAGTGAAACCCAAAAAAAGCCAACCAGCCCAAGGCTCTAAGCGTGCCCAGGACTCCGAATTAGCTGCGCGCTATGGCGTGGACGAACGCCGAGTCCGTGATTACCGAGCAGCCGGTGCTCCACTCGATGATATCGAGGCCATGGATCGATGGATGGAGGAGCGACGCACGGCACCACCGATGGATCCGACGCGACTTAATTCGCTCGCAGATGCGAAACTGGCAAAGCTGCAAAAAGAAGTGGAGCGCCTGCAGATCCGCATCGACTCAGAGCGCAAGCGACTCATCCCACTCGATGATGTCCGCGCTAACATGGTGCGGATCGCCAGTGCAATGCGCGCCGAACTATTGCGATTTGCCGGGGACTGCCCTAATTGGGAAGGACTCAGAGCCTCTGAGATGCAGGTGCGCATTGACGCGCAGGTCAGATCGATGTGCGAGCAGTTGAGCGATCAATTCTCGGAGCTATACGCCACATGATAGCCAGCTGGGCCAGCTCATGGCGACCAACCGACACGCGCCCGGTGGCAGTCTGGGCAGCGGAAAATGTAGTCATCCCGAACTCAGCCAGGGCGAGTAGGTTCGACCCATCGGCATCACCGTGGCTTGCCGAACCTTTGGAGTATTTCTCTGACACGTCGGTGCGCGAGCAGGTGCTGATATTACCGACCGGCGCAGGCAAGACAACGGTGTTCGACATTGCCATCCCTTACCTAATATCCGAGGCACCCGGGTCGGTGCTGCTGTCGATGCAGACCGACTCGGACGCACGCGAGCACATGGAGGACCGGCTGCTCCCGATCCTGCGAGGGTGCGAGCCATTGGCAGAGGTAATGCGCAGCGTGGATAGGCATGCTATGCGCAAGGACGCCGTCATTATGCCGCACATGAGCCTCTTCTGCGGCGGCGCAAATAAGGCTAACTTCCAAAGAAAGTCGGTGCGCTATGTATTTCTCGACGAGGCGTGGCTTATCAAGCATGGACTAATCGAGGAAGCACGGGCTCGCACGCACTCGCGCTGGAACAGCCGTGTAATCGTAGTGAGCCAGGGTGGGGAGATGCACGTCAACCTAGCCAACGAGCGCAGGGACTCTGAGCTATACGCAGCATGGCAGCGCACCGACCGGCGCGAGCTGCACATGGTCTGCCCTGAGTGCGCTGCTGAGTCAGTGTGGAGTTTCAAGCACCTCAAGTACGAGCGGACTAATAGAGACGACGGCACCGTGGATGAGCAGGCGCTGATGGAGTCTGCTGAGTATCAGTGTCCATCGTGCGAGGTGCGCTTTCCGGACAAGCCTGACATTCGCAGGGCATTGTCTACAGCCTCAGTGTACAGACCTACTAATCCAACGCCATTGCCACATCACCACGGATGGCACGCACCTGCTGTGGCATTATTCCACGAGCGCTGGGCCGACCTTGCGCTGGCATGGACTCGTGCGCAAAAAGCGCGTGGCATGGGCGATGACGAGCCGCTCAAGATCTTCGTGACTAAGCGACTGGCAGAGTTCTGGCGCGAGGAGGAGCTTGCGCCTGACATTGCGCTAGGTGGATCAGGCTACTTAATCAGCGAGTACGCAAATGGAGAACTATGGGAAGGCGAACTACTGCGCTGCCTAATGGTTGACCGACAGCGCGATCACCGGTGGGCCATTGTGCGAGCATGGAAGCAGACTGGAGAGAGCCGACTGCTTTGGGCTGGCAAGCTGCTAATGTCTGAGGACGTTGAGCAATTACGTGTCCGGATGAAAGTCTTGAAGGATTATGTATTCCAAGACGCTCAGTATGAGACAGGGCAAGTGTATGACGAGTGTGTGCGCTACGGATGGGTAGCATTTCATGGATCGCAGGAAGATGGCTTTACTCATTTCCCTCCGAATCGACCGGCGGTGAAAAAGTTTTTTTCGCCGATCAAACGAGCGCAGGCACCATGCGGTGGACAGGCTCGATACATTTTCTGGAGTAATGAAAAAGTAAAAGACGTGCTGGCAATCCTGCGCGCAGGCCGAGGCCCAGCGTGGGAGACGCCTGATGATGCGTCAACAGACTACCGGCACCAGATTGCGTCCGAGATTAAGCGTGACGTGGTGAGCAAAACGACAAAAGCCGTGGCTTCGCGATGGGTGCGAGTAAAGAAGGACAACCATCTGTGGGATTGTGAGGCAATGGCGGTAGCATTTGGATTAATTAAGGGGCTGATCGGCTCCACAGTTGAGTCATCGAGTTGACACCAACGCTCTAGGTAGATGGCCGCGCCAGACTTTTTCATTAAATCGCTCCTGCGAATTGCTATGGTGCAAGGGCGTGATGTGCTTGAGGCAATTGTCACAGGTCAATTCACCGTGATTCAAGAGCGCGGCGGGAAGATGATTACCAGCCTAAGTGCAAACGGTAAGTCATTTAGCTTTCAGGTGGATCCAAAGCTATCCACGGCCGACCTGATGGGCACCGTAGAGCAGGCGCTCGAGTATTTCGACGGCAGTACGCAGGAAGAGATTCAAGAATATCTCTCGACCAAACCAATTCGCAAAACGCGCATCCGATTCTGACCTATGGCACTCGTCGATCAATTTGGATATCCAGTCGATGCGCGTCTAATCAACGCGACAAGCCGCACAACTCGGCGCACTTACATTCCGGTGCGCACCGAGGACATCAACACGGCAGTCAATTTCAGCGACTGGCGCTCGCTGCTGTCTATTAGTCGCAGGATCTGGAGTAACAACGGCATCGTCAAAGGCGCCACAATCCAGAAGGCAATGCACGCAATCGGGCGTGCGTGGAATCCGGTATTCCGTGGAGCCGATCAAGCATGGGGAAAGCTGGCAACCGAGTGGCTGATGCTGTGGTATGGCTCGTGTAATATCAGGGGGGAGAATTACGATTTCAAGACGACGCTTTACTTGGACTCCGTGGCCGTTGACCGTGATGGAGACCAAGGCATTTTACTTACGCAGTCCGAGGACGGGACGTGGCCGATGATCCAATGCATCCCTGCCCACCGTATTGGGCAGCGTGATGGGGGCGAGACTGTGGTGCAGGAGGGTGGCTACGCTGGGCTGAAAATCACGCACGGAGTCATCACCAATAACCTCGGGAGGCCTGTTGCCTACAGGATTCTGGGCGATGAAGAGCCGCAGGATCGCGACGTATCTGCGCGTGATCTGATCCTATCCTACGACCCCGAGTGGGCCGACCAGCTGCGCGGCCTGCCAGTGTTTAGCCATGCGCTCAACGACCTTCGCGATGCCGATCAAAGCCAATACTGGGAGCAGCTTAACCAGCTTGCATCGAGCTCGCGCACGCTGATTGAAACTAACGAGAGTGGGCAGGCCGATGTTAACGACCCTGGCATGTCGCTTGGTTGCGACACTGGACCTGATGGATCGATGACAATGGAGCGCCTTGAGGGTGGGACCATTACTTATTTCAAGGCTGGTAGTGGATCCAAACTAGAGCAGTTTGTGAACCTTCGTCCAGGTGCTGATTGGGATCAGTTCCAAGACCGGCTTGCGCGCAAAGCATTACTCGGCATTGGCTGGCCTTACTCGCTTTGCTGGAAGCCTGATGGCCAGAACGGTACGCAAGAGCGCGCTGAGATCGAGAAGGCTCGCACTACCATCCTCGACAGGCAGGAGCTGTTGCGTCCTATGGCTCAGCGGATTATGGGATACGCTGTCAGCAAAGCGATCAAGAGCGGCTATTTGCCGGAGTATCCCGGCGCAGACCTCGGTGGACAACTCAAGTGGGACTTTACTCTACCGCCTAGATTCTCGATTGACCTCGGACGCGATGGAGCTGCTCGCAGAGAAGACTACAAGCTGGGCTTCAAGAACCTTGCCGATGTGGTTGCCGAGCAGGGTGAGGTTCTGGATCAGCACCTAGACGCTCGTGAGCGCGAGACCATTGATATTGTTGAGCGCGCAAAACGAATTTCAGACTTGACTGGAATTGACTTCGGCATGGCTCTCAGCCTGCTTCGCCAGAGCACTGCCACAGCTACAGTTGGCGGTGGTATGTTCGGCACTGAAGTGCCTAATCCAGAGTGATAGAGTTGACACAAGACACATAGGTAGATGCGCAAATCTAATTGGTACGAATTCAAAAATCAGACGGAATCTACAGTTGACCTGTACCTGTACGGTGAGGTCGGAGGTTTTGGAACTTATGCGTCCGAGTTTATTTCTTCGCTGTCTGGACTAAAAGGCGCGCATATTAATCTGCACATCCATTCCCCTGGCGGATCTGTATTTGAGGGTCACGCAATCTTTAATGCGCTTCGCAGTCATGCTGGCGGTGTAACTACATTCGTCGATGGCATCGCAGCATCAATGGCTAGTGTGATTGCAATGGCTGGCAAGCCGGTAAAGATGGCGTCCAATGGGTTCCTGATGATCCACAATCCTTGGGCGACTTTCTCAGGCGATTCTACCGAGATGCGTCAAGAGGCTGATCTGTTGGACAAACTAAAAGAAGGGTTGGTTAAAATCTATTCGGACAAGTCTGGACAAGATGCGGAGACAATCCGTGCAGCCATGGACTCTGAGACTTGGTTTGACGCCGAGGAGGCCGTGGCTTTCGGCTTTGCAGACGAGATATACGAAGGACTCGAGGCAGTGGCCAAACTAGATGTTAGCAGGTTTGCAAAGGCGCCTGCATTACTTTTGAAACTTATGGAAAACCAACCGACCGCGGACGCCGTCGAGCCTACGGTGGAAACCGTCAAGGCCGAAACAGTGGAACCAGTAATCAAGCAGGAGGCCGTGGTGGAAGCAGTGGCTCCCGAGGCAAGCGTCGATTTTGCTGCAAAACTTACCGAGGCTAATGCACTCGCAGACAGCCTGCGTGCGCAGCTGGCCGAGCGTGATTCTGTTATTGCAAAGCTCACCGACGATCTGGCCAAGGCTAAGGCCGAGGCTGATGTTACTCCGGCTAAGATCAACGCACTAGCGACTCGCGTTGTCGCATCTGCTGGTCATCCTGCAGTTGAATTCACCACCGGCGAGCCTACGGCTTTGCCTAAACAAGACCTTGTTGCGCAGTACAATGAACTGCGCAAAAGCGGGAAGTCGGCCGAGTGGCTGGCTTTTCTCAAGAAGAACCGCACGGCACTAATGTCGGCGGCGAAGTAAGCAGCAACCCAACCCAAACCAAACTACCTATGGGAAACTCCATCACCGGTATCAATGATGATATCATCTCGCAAGG